AGAATCTCTTTACTATATGTTCTACCATTTTGGTTTTTAGCGACTGCACGCTGTAAAACACCTTCTACTTCAAAGACTCCAGGTTTTGTTTTGGATTCTCTTAATAGAGGTCTAAATGGTGTTACGTCTACTAATAATGATTGTGACATATTATTTATTCTTTTTAGATTCCATTACCGGAGTAAACATCGTTTGTTTCTCTTCCATTTCTTCTTCTCCTAAAGACCTTTCACCTGAGTTGTGTAAATCTATGTCTGATTGAGTGATTTGTTTAATAGTTGGGATTTGAACTGAATTCATAAACCCTCTCTTAACTACTGGCTGAATATCTTTCTTGAATGCTGATTCGATAGCCGGTGCGATAAAGCCTCCAACTTTTAATCCTTCTTCGTTTGTTACGTTTCCGATTGAATCAAATACCTTCTGTAGCTTCTCTCCTGTCTTTGCGTAGAATCCTTCTACCTCTGTTACAAGGTTTTCAAGCTGGTTGATAATTTGAGTCATTCCTGCGAAGTCAGCATAATCATCTGAGAACTTAGATAAGTTTCCTGTAGCTGCTTCGTTTAATTTATTTTCGGTTAAGACTTTCTTGATAATAGATTTAACAGCTTCTTTAATCTGTTCATCTTTACCAGCTTCTTTTATACCTCTCATATCAAAACCAGATCTTTCACCTGCTTTTTTGAATTTTGATGGTCTTTCTTCATCTTTACCCATTGCTTTTTTGATAGCTTTATCTTTAGCAGACTTATAATCATCTCCATCGATGTCTCCATCTCCGTCGTGATCTTTTCCTTTCTTTTCTTCCACAGAGTTACCACTATTAATTTTTATTAATTTTGGATACCTTTCAGCGAAGTTTACTGCCTGTTCGTAATCGTTATCAAACACAAAAGAATCTAATTCTTCACCGTCGGTATAGGTAGTAACATCTGCCTCTCCGCTTTCAATTTCATCTTCAGTAGCAAATGCGTAAGGTGAATCTGCTAACTCTCCTGATTCAACATCGTATGCAACAGTTGGAACTAAAAGCTCTACACTATAATCTTTTCCTTTCTTTTCTTCTAAATCACTTCTTGAAGGCATTATACTTTCAAACTCAAATGGTATACCGTAGTGCTGTCCAATGAACTCCATAGCATCTGCTGCTGCTGATATTTCATCTCCATCTGTATTAAGCTCTTTAATTGCTTCAATTAATGAATCGAAAGCTGCTTTATATTCTTCAGATACCTCTGATTCAGATAATGAATCGTAGTTTGCATCAACATAGTTTTCAAATTCATCTAATGGATCTGCTCCATTAGCTAAATCATCTAAATGTGTCTTTAAGAAGTCTCTGATTATACCGGTAATACCTGGCATATCTCCAAATTTACCTTTAATAGCTGAGATTGCATTATTCATAGTTTGAATAAGAGCGGTTTTACCTGCTTCTTTAACTATATCTTTCTTTTCTTCTTTTACTTTTTCGTTAAGGCCGAGTTCGTAGCCGATACCTTCTAAATATTCAATAAAAGGATTTATATCTTCTGGATACTCTTTAGCTGCTGCATCTAATATATCTTTACGAAGTAGGTACGGTTCATGACTTTCCATATGATCTAACCATTCTTCGTGATCCCATTCACGGGAAATCATATCACCTGTTAGTTCTATTAAATCGTATACTGCATCTTCAAAAGGTAGTTCTTCTCCATCTACCATTACAGGTTCTCCTGATTCATCTACTGAATCTTCTTTCATACCTGCAGGAACTACTCTTAGGTTTTTATCTCCGAAGTATCCGGTATCTTCTAATTTCGATTTTGCTTGTTCTGCAGCTTCTTCACTATCTCTAAAAGCTATTGTTTGTGTAGTTCCTCTATGGTCGAATACAATTTCATGAGTAGAAGCTCCTGTTCCTGTTAAACTAACACCTGCATCTACTAATGCTTTATCTTTAAAGCCTTGAATTTCTTTTTCTTCTTCGCTTTTTTCTTCTTCTACTGAGTCTAGATTGTTATAGAAGTCTTCTCTTTCATCATCTCCCATTTCATCATTTGATTTAGGAGTTCCGTCTTCATGTTCACCTGCTTTTCTTTCTTTTATTCTTTGAACAGCAGCTTCAATTTGTTCTTCTGTATACCCTTCTTTTAAGGTAGCTTTCTTCAAACCGTTCATAACGTCTGTATCTTTAGCTCCTCTTTTAGTCTCTTTCATTTTGTCTTGCTTATCTACTTTATTAGATTCACCTGACATTAAGTCTAAATAATGTGTTGGATTCTTTTCAAGATTATCTTTAGCTTTCTTAGTAGCTTTTTTAAGATCATCTCCTTTGATAGATTGCTGTCCAGGTTCTACACCCATAGTAGCCAATTCTACTCTAATTCCTCTATCTAATGCATCTAAAGAATAAGTTAAAGCTGGTCTATCATCGTATACTTTAGCTTCTTCTACTTTTTCAACTTTTGTTTCGAATAAAAGACCTCTATTCTTTAGAATTTGAACTGAATCGTCAAATCCATTGAATTGGGTTATGTGCATAGGGTATTGCTGTCTCATTTGACGAACAAACTCTTTTTTGCTCATAGTGCCTTCATTTACGGCTCTATATCTCTCTGTTACTGATTTTACTCTCATAATGTTATAAGTAATCGAATCCTTTAGTATGGGATGGTCGTTTTGGACGACTAACCTGTTTGTATCCTTGTTTCTTTAATGTCTTTATTGCTCTATGACCTTTTCCAAAAGCTTTAGGAGTGGCATATTGGGCTCCGTCACCGGGCGTAAATGATGCTCCTCCTACATTTGTTACATTCGCTTCATCAAGCTCCTGCATTACCTCTCTCACTAGACTTGTTAGTTGAGATCTTTTCATTATATAGTTCTTAATTCGTTTACTAAATCGTAATACTGCATTAAGTTAACTAAATGACTGTCTGTGATCTTCTCTGTCTTAGCGATAGGAGTAATAGCTTTTGCTACCTCTTCTAATTTAATCTTAACTACTTCGTCTTTTACTTTAGAAACTAAGTCTTTGACATCAGAAGCTATTTTAGTAAGTTCTTCGTTAACTATATTCCGTAAACGTGCATTTGAGTTAACTGAAGTAATAAACTCTTTTAGTATGTTTTTCTGTTCTGGCAGAAGATCCTTATACTTGTCGTTAAATTTCTCTAATAAAATCTTAAATGTCAATAATCTAAGGTCTTTATCGTATTTAGCGTAATCTTCTATCAATGTATCTTTAACATCATTCTCTTTTTGAGGAGAAGAAGTAAGATGTTCCAATATTGTAGTTTTGTTATCAACTAGAACAGAAGGATCTACAAGATCGGCATTATTTTGTGCTTCTAATAAGCAATACAATGCAGCTAATGCTTTATAATCTCTAACCTGAATGCTAAAGAACTCTTCTGTGTTGTAGTTCTCTTTAATATCAGATATAAGTTTATATTTCTGTTCTTTAAGTTGTTTTTGATCTAATCTACGGGATATTTCAGTAATAGTAGAAACAATCGCTTCTGCTTTTGACTGAGATATGTTCTTATTCTTAGCTATGAACTCATATAGTTTGAATTCTTTTGCTAAAGCTGTTTTTCCTGTAAAGTTTTCCTTTAGTATACGGACAGCAGCAGAATCTCTATTGTTAAGAGTATCCGATGCAATCTGTTTTACAAGCAGCTCAAAAATAAGACCTGTATTTCTAAATTTCGAGTGTTTTACTTTCATTATACACGTTTACGATTATAAATATCTACTAATTACCTAAATCTTTGATATTACCTTCATTGAGTAAATCCGGCTCTTCATTAGATTGTTTAGTGAAAACGATATTTTTTAATGAGTCTTTTGTTTTGTGGTAGATAGCTTGGGTAGTTAAATTCTCCATAACATTATCATTGTCTGATGGATATCCACCTTTCATACCATGTTGTCCCAATGGATCTCTACCTCCTAAAGCGTCATTAGTTCCGTAAACTGATGCTTTTTCTGTTGGTCTACCACCTTCTGGTCCTGGTTCTCCCCATTTAGGTTCCATTTCTGAATACCCTGTTGGTACTTCTCCAGGACTTCCTCCTTTTGGTGTAGAAGTAGAACGTCTACCGTACATTGAAGCAAGATCGTGTGGTGTTCCGTAAGTTGTTCCTGATTTAGCAGGATCATTACCTTCATTTTCTATTTGAGCTATTCTAAATAAACGTTTAGAATCTTCTCTAACTAGATCTCTCATCTCCATATACGTATCTTCTGACATATCAAATAGATTTTCGTAGATATAATCTGATGAGAATAATTTAGTATCCTTCATTTGATTTGCAAGATCAATCTTCTCTTTTAATAGAGCAATCTTCTCTTGTTCAAATATAATAGATGGTGTAGATAATTTAATTTCGAAGTTAGTTAAACTCTCTCCGGTGAATCCTTGAGTATATAAATGTACTAAAGCAATTTTAGTTAACTCAGATTCTAGTATCTTTTGAATACGTTCTACTGTTCTAGCAAAACGAATATCTTCTGCTGCTAATGTTGCTTTTCCAGATAAGTCTCCTTCAAATCCAAAGTAAGCTTTTGGAATTTTTAATGCTGCAAACATTTTAGCTTGTAAGTACTGTACATCGGTTACACCGTCATAATTTAATCCTGGTGTTGTTTCGATTCTGGTGGATGTATCACCTCCTCTGACAGGGATATAGAAATCCTCCATCATATTCTGCATATTAAACTTCAAGTTATACTGTCCGTCATCTCCAACATATGGAGTCTTCTTCATAGTATTAACTGTCTTCTGCATGAATTGTTCTACTTCGTTAGGTGGAATCGATCCAACATTAACAAAGAATGTTCTCTTTTCAGGAGCCCTCATGATTCTATGAATCAACATCGCATCTTCCATTAGAGTAACTTGCTTGAAGATCTTTCTAGCAGGCTCTAGATAAGAACGTCCATAAGGTAGGTAGTTAGTATCAGAGATTAATCTAAAGTGAGCTACTTCGTAGTTATCAAACTCTATAATTTTAGATTGCTCTTTTTTAGGTAGGTAGTTAGGATTCTGCGAAGAAGCTAAACCGTCTGGGTCTAATTGAAAAACTACTTTACCTGGTGCGGTAGGATCTTCTCCTTCTCGTCTAACCATATGATAGACAGTATAAGGTAAAACATTGTAAACTCCAAACTTCTCTGCTATCTCTAGCTTTAGGAAAAAGTCTCCGTATTTACACATGTTCCTTGTCCATGACCATAAATTAAATTCGATATTTAAAACATCGTAAAATAAGTTATAGAGAACTTTTTGTATGTTTTCGTCTGATGATTTAATGGATAATATTTCGTTATTATCATTCTTAACTGTAGCTTCATCGGCTACAATATCTAAAGCTGAAGCTATGATTGGATCTGTATCCATTGCTTCATAATCAGAGTATAATTGTATTCTCAGTGTCTGGTAGTTCAGATTAGGGTTGAAAACATTTTTGTTATTGTAAATGTATAACCTACTAAACCTATCTACTAGGGAATTAGTTTGATATCTACCAGTTGATTGTATCTGATTAACATCGGCAATTTTTAACTCATCACCTCCAACGTTTCTAACTATAATGTCAGAAGCGAAAAGAGTTTTGAGTCTACCAAATAAGGAAGTATCCGCCATTGTAAAATTTCTTTATATATAAATAGTTCTATTTAAATAACCATGAGACATCTTCGTCACCTTGGGCTGTCTTTACAATATAAGGATTATCTTGACGTAAACCAACTGAACTCATAACAGCTTTGTTTTGAGAGTTTAAATTACTAAAAGATGATAGCTGTGCTCTTGCTAAATCCATACCTTGCTGTCTCATTCTTAATGCAGTATCTCTAACATAAAGAGCGGTTGCAAAAGATATAAGTAAATCATCGTTATAGTTAGTCTGTGCTTGAGGTTTACCGTTCTTCCATACAAATACTCTCATCTCGGACATTAACCTCTTAGAGTAGATGGTAACAGCTCTCTCACGTATGTACTCGATTACCTTAGCTATAACTAATGGTCTTGTTCTAGCAGACATTGTAAAACCGGGAACAAGTTTATCTCTTTCATACTTATTCATGTAAGATTCTACTGTCTCCATATTAGAGGTAGAACTGTAGTACATATTTCTATATTCTCTTTCAAGTATTTGTTCTATTGTAGCCCAACCAATATTTGCATTTTCACATACAAGTAGTGCTTCATTATACTCTGATGCTATTCCTACAAGTACGTTTCCAAAATCTTTAGGTGAGATCTTACCTTTATATTCGGCAACTTGTGTACATGATTCTATTTCAAATACATGGAATGCAGAATAATCGGCAGAATCTCCTCTAGCGACATCGGCTACAACCATATAGTCTTTTGAGTAGTCAGCCGGTTCCCATATCCATAAGTTACTATCAACTCCCCTTCTTTCTAAAGGATCTTTTTGGTAAGTTTCTTCATAGAATATAAGGTCGGTTGGTTCAAATACAGTATCTCCTGAAGCTAAGAAATCACAATCACATTCCTGGCCTGCCATTCTAGGACCTAAATCTCTATCTTGTTGATCTCTCCAAGCCTGGTCTCTTTCAGGATGAACAGTCCAAGGTAATCTTACAGGTACAAATGAATTCTCTCCTGTCTCAGCTCTTTCCCATGTTTGGTGAAACCAGTTACCGATACCATTTGGTGTAGATAAGGCCATACATTGACCCCCGGTAGCTAGTGTTTGCTGTGCTGCTGCAAATGTTTCTTCAATATTGTCAATAAAGGCTGCCTCATCAATTAATAAGAGCGATACCGCTTCCGATCGTGCTGCATCAGCATTAGATGATTTAGCTTGTATTTTGGAACCGTTTTTAAGTCTTAATGATAATTTGTTCTTTTCAACTGCCGGTAGCTTCAACCATTTGGGTAACTCATCATACATAAAAGTAGTCTTAGTTACAAGGTTACGTGCTGTAGCCTGTGTTGTTGCTAGTGCTAAGACGTTTTTATCTTTATGAAATAACATTAACCATAGAGAATATCCGGCAGCTAAAGTTGATATACCAAGCTGTCTTGATTTTAACGTAATTATAAAATCTTCGTCTCTAAATAAATGAAGAACCTTCTCCTGAAATGGATATAGGTTAAAGAGTATACGCCCTCTTTTAGGGTGCTGGATGTTGCAATACTTTCTCATAAAGTACGCCGGATCCTTTGCACACTTTATATACTCTTGTGCAATAATCTTTTTTATGTCTTGTGCCATAACTTATTTTATACCTAAATCCTTATAATTAAGGACTAATACATTTGCTCTTCCAGTTCTATTATTAAACCCTTTTGCTGGTACTGTTCTAATTGTTATACCTCTACCGTAAATACCTTCAGGTTGAGTAGCTTTAGAAGCATTTCTCTCAAACCTTATTATAGGTTTATCATTTTCTGAGAAGTGTTCTTCTTTACTGTAATTACCTGCGGTTTGTATTGTTAGGGTATTATTATCGAAAGAAAAATCTTCATCTGCAAAATTAGCTTTAACAACAACTGAATTGTCTGAACCAAAAGCTAATGTTTGGTAATCCATTCCAGGTGCATCAATAACGTATATACTTCCGTACGGCTTACCATTTTCTGGATTAATCATATTCAGTAGAAAAGGATTATTTTCGTCTTGAACTAATTTTAAATCCTCTGTTCCTTCTAATCCGGGTTCCAGTACAGCTCTAAATACGTCTTTATGTGTTCTCATTGCGGAAGACCATCTAAAAGCTTTATCTTCTTTTACAGATATAGGAATATCTCCTGAAGCAGAATTAAGTACAACATCAGCTTTTTTGTTATCGCCTGTTTCTCTTCCTACTCCTTTTGCTCCGGTTACATTTTTATAGTTAAAATCAACACCGTTTTTTCCTTTGAGTACAACATTTATCGGTCCTCCTTCTGCATTTATTCTTTCGTTAATTTTATTAACAAGAGCTTCTTCATTGTCTAGTCCTGCATTACCAATACTAGTCTGATTTTTATGAATTATCTCAATACCTTCTGGTGTAACATATCCTCCTGCGCTTGAACCTCTTACTTGTTGTTTTTCATACCCAAGATTGGCAAGTGCTTGAAAAACTTCTCTTCTAGGTTTATCGGTATATACTATTATTCGATTCTTAGCATGAGCGATGATTTCATCATCACCAAGATTTAGTTTCTGTATTAAGTCTTTACCTAGCTCCTGTGCTTCTTTGGAAAGGTATTCGAATGGATGTTTTGCTTCTTTTACAGGGTTAAATCCAAATATAGATTCAAACAAAGCTACATCCTCTTGACTGTTTATGTCAGGATACCCTTTTTTGGTCTTATATGACCATTCTAGTATGACTCTATCTATAAGGTTCATTATGCTTCAGGTTCTGCCCCGTCTTCGAAGTCTATTGGTTCACCGGATAAATCTTCTCCACCTCCTGCTTCATCTCCTCCTCCAGTATCGTCAGCTTCAGGACCTTCTCCTCCTCCTGTTGCTCCTCCTTCTCCTCCTGGAAAGTCTCCTCCTCCTGTTGATGCATCATCTACGCCTTCTGCTTCTACTGCTTCACCAGCTCCTTTCATTGGTGCTTCTGCATATAAGATAGCTAATTTATCTAAGGCTTGCTGATAATCTGCAATGTTTGATAAGGTGTATCTCTTTCCTAATACTTTAGCAACAAAGGTTTTACCGGTCCATTTTAATTCATAGTCCTGTCCATTCTTTAGATTTACTCTAAAAGCGGTTGGACGAGGTGATATCCAATCTATTGAATCAACGAACTCTTCAAACTCTTCTGTTTGTAGTTTTACGATAGCTTGTTTTAAGGTTGGGAATCTACCTAATATTGTATCTGTAGCGTCAGGTAATTCTTCTTCGGTTCCCGGTTCAGATTCAGGTACTTCTTCTCCTTCCGGTGCTCCTGCTTCTTCTGCATCAGGTTCTTCATCTTCTTCAGCCTCGGCTAAATCTTCGATTAGACTTTCTTGTAGAACTTCTATATAAGCTTCTTCGATTAATTTTTTAAGATCTTCTCTTTTCATATTACCTTGTTCTACAGTGATCCTTACCTTTTAGGTATGGAGTTTTACATTTTGTTCCTTTAACGTGTTTTCTTCCACATTTACCGCAACAGGTTGATTCTCCTTCGTTTAACCCCTGTTCTTTATTTTGCTTGTCAGCATATGCCTGAGCATCTTTCTTTTCAGCAAATCCTTTTACTCTGGTTTCACCTTCCCAGACTGCCCAAGGTTCTTTTTTATTCTTACATGGACGAACAACGTATTTATCGTTTGGGTCTTTAGAATGATCTTCATCAATATGATGACCTTTTCCTTGTCCAAAAGAATGAGGTCCCATACCGGCTTTTTTACCAGTATTAACTTTACCTCCAAAAGAAACTGATGAAGTATCTCCGTTTGGTAGAATAACTGTAGCTATGTTACCTTCTTTATGTTTTACTAAGGTAAATGTTTTTCCGTTGAATTCAAACTTATCTCCAGGTTTTAAATCAGAAATTAATTGTCCTCCTACTTCTTCGTTCTTTTGACCTTTTCGGGCATTGTTCATCCAAGCGTTAGCAGCTCCTTCTCCTCCTTTAACGGTTTTTACTTTTTTACCGTGTTTGAAAATATCATATACACCTTTACTTACATATTTTTTAGTGTATGTAGATTTTGCTGGTTTGCTTTTTTCATATCCTATTGGGTCGTTAAACATTCCAATTTCGCTTATGCCTTTTTTAATTAGACTCTTTACATCTTCCAAAGCTAATGATGCAACATCTGGTTGGGTATTCTCAGCATCTTTATCTGCAATACCTTCCTCTCCATCTAAATAATCATAACAAGATTGGATTAGATCTTTAGCATTAGTTAATTTAGCTTGCCACCAATCTGGAAAGTCTACTTCTTGGGGTAGTTTATCATAAGCATCTAACTTGTCATATAACATGTTTGCAAGTTTGGCTGCTCTATACATTTTATTCTTTAGCATTGCAGGTTCATCATCTTGATGTCCTACATCTAAATCTCCTCCGTCTTGTTCTTTAACTGATTCTTCTACATTCGTATCTGAGATCTCAATATCTTGAGCACCTAAGTCCATCATAGCATCATATGCTGTAGAATCATCTTTGAAGTAATAAACGTTAGAACCGTTCATTTCAAATTGACCTCTATACCGGTCATCCATTATGTCCATTGCCTTTCTAGCATCTCTAACGGATACTTCGATATAAGACATTCCTTCTGGTGCTTCGTTTAGTTGAGATTCACTAAACATTTGAATATATTTATTGAAAGTCTCTTTGAAGTAGGCTCTAAAGTATGCTTTTTTAGCATGTTCAATTAGACCATCTCTATCTGTCTCATATTCTTCCCAATCGTTCCAGTAGTTATCTACTGCGTCTTCAACTGCTGATTCTAATTCATGACTGAATGGTGAAGGCATAGTTTCAGGTTCTCCGAGATCTTTATGAATTGATTGATTCATTATATTCTGGTCTGAACTGCCCCATTCTTTTAACTCTTCTTTTCTTTTGCCAAAGGTCTTATGAACTAACGTATCTAAATTCTTATGAAATGTTTCTTCTTCTTCTGGTGAAGCATCTTCTTTTTTAATTCCTTTTTCTTTAGCGATAAGAGCTTGTATTTTCTTGATCATGTCCTTTTCAGGATGATCTTCCAATCTTTGGTTTTGTTCAGCATCTGCCCACTCATCATCCGACATTCCTTCTCTCATTTGAGATTTCCAGTGCTTGACAAGTTCATTTGCTATTACATCTACATGAACGATTGGTTCTCCCGAAGGTTTAACGCCAACAGATCCAACTACTTTATCGAATGAAAAGTCTGTTAGATGTAAGTCGTCTCCAGATATATGGAATGAGAAGTCATCTGTTGATGTATCTTTTTTATATTGTACATGAATATCAAATGATCCTTCTTCGATGTTCTTAACCTTCATTGTAGCTAATTCATCTCCCATTGATTTTAATCCTTGGGCTACTGCTTTACCGATTTCTCTTGCAATTGCTTTAGTTTCATCTAATGAAAACTTTGGTCCTTCTTCTTCTTTAAGTTTTTTACCGGTAGCTGTCTTAATAGACTTAACATCCTGATTATCCTTAAATTTCTGGAGTTCTTTTTCATCTGTATATTCGGCAGGTTGTCCGTTTATAAATGCTGTTTTTTCAGCTTCAGATAATACAAGTAGTTGTTCTTGTAGTTTAGCTTCTACCTCTTGAAGTTGTGAGGTCATTTGTGGTACATTTATGCTTGTTTGATTTGCATAAGAACCATCTTGTAAAGACTGTAATGCAGTTTGGACCCTTGTTAAACGGTCGTTAACTTCTTGATATGTCATCTTATTTGTGTTTATAGCTATATAAATAAATAGTCAATTGTTATTTACCACCCTTCATGTTTGCACACCAATGGTACATTTTACCTTTTTCTCCACCGTATTTTTTGGCTTTCGCCCTTAAATCGGTAACAGAGCCTTTACATGAGGCTCCTGATTTCTTAACTCTACCGGGTCTAGATTTTCCTTTCTTCTCTCCGTCTTTAAAGTTTTCGGCAGCAAGAAGTTCTCCTATTATTTGTGCTAGAGTTAATTTCATTTTTCTCTTTATACTTTGACACCAAATTTGGCGATTTCTTTAGCTAGTTTTAATACCTCATAAGATTTTAAACCTGCTAAACCACCTTCGGTTGCTGCTACTGCAATCTGTAATGCTTTTGCAGCTTGAACTCCTGCTCCTATAGCCAGCGCACTAATCAAAGCTAAGTAAATACCGTGTGCATAATCATGTAAGCTACTTGATACGTCGTTAGGATCTTGCCCTTTAAATTTTTCTGGGAAGGCTTCTTTTAACCATCCTCCTATACTACTAATATAGAAATTTTCAAACTTATGTCCTACTTTAATAAGGAAGTTTCCTACTTTGGTACCTGCTTTTGCACCAAATACCCTTCCTATTAAGTTAGCAATGTTACCTAAAAACTCAATAAGTCCAGGTGCACCTGCTATTATTCCTAATGTAAGTACAACTCCTTCTTGTACATTTTCTGGACTATCTTTTTTTGATACTTTAGCAGATTTTGCAGCAGAGGCAAGTTTCTGTCCGGCTACTTTCATAGCATCTTCTAATTCTTTTTCAATAGAATTTTCTTCTCCTTCAGACATTTTATTGATCTTTTTACCAGCTTTAACTGCATCTTTATGTGCCTTAGAGTTTTTATGAGCTGGTTTTTCACCTCTAGCTCTCTTAGCTCTAATATTAGCCCATAGGCCATCTCCTTCTTCTACCTCTTCTTTATCAGTATCGTCAGCAATCTTTTTTAAGATTCTGTTTAAGGTATCCGGAGTAAGTCCTTTTGTCTTTCCTATCTGGGGAGAGTAACCTTGTAGTTCTTCTCTTATAAGTTCAACTAATTCTGATTTTTTCATATTATACTGGTAGATCTTTTGCCATCATAAGCATTCTAATTATAATAGCTGCAATTGAACCGAAAACAATCCATAGAGCTTTATTAACTCCAGACTGCCATCTGGTTAGGTTTTCTAATTGTTGTATTTTAGCATCATAAAAATCCATTCTTCTTTCTCTATCAAGACGAAAATCTGTATTCTTATTTGTATTTACTATAACTCCATTATCAGGATTAAGGAGAGTAAACTTCATGTCCGACATGTCTTCTTTAAGTGCTTCCATATCTTTTTGCATTTGTTTTAACTCGCCATTTGGCATGTGAGTTTTAATGTGCTTAATTTCAGATAATAGTGCGTCTAATACTTCTTTCTGAGTCATTGTGGTAGGCTGTTAGTGGTTTAGTTATAAATATCACTCTATATGCTTACGCAATAGTTTTACATATCCTTGTAAATCTTTCATGATTTTTTCTTTATAACTAGTACTAGTCTTACCCCAGTCCTCTACAACTCCATCTTCTGTGACGAAATTATTATCTTCATTTAATGATTCAAATACCCAAGCTTCTATATCTTTAATAAAACCGGCTATATTGCCAGACATCATTTGTTTTTCATACTGTTCATATAAACCGGCCTTTTGCAACTCGGCTTCATAGTCTATAGTACATTCAAAACAAAACCCGTGTATCTTGTACATTTTCTGGGCTAAATGATGTTTCATTGGACCTTTACATTTAGGACATGATAGTGGAACTCTAGCTGCTTTTTTAGCGGCATCAAGTTTAGTAACGTTTTGTTTTAGTCCGTTTTTAATAGTCCACTCTTTACCTCCTTCTTCCCAAATATCTCCTTCCTCATGTCTAACATGAGCCTTTTGATATCCGGTCTGTTGTTTAGTGGAAGATGTAAAATCCTTATTGACTAGGTTTCTAACTCTCTGTACGTCGGATTGTTTAAATTCTTTTTTAAGTAAACTTTCGTTACTCATAACCTAATTCTTTTAGTTTTTCTATAACACTATTAACATCTCCATCTTTACATCTAATAGCTATACCGCCTTTTGATGCCCATTGTTCGATGTTTGATTTTTTATCGTCTATTAAGATACTATTTTCGTTTGCGTATCTTTGTTTATCCGCCGAATAAGCGAATATAGTTTTTGGTTTTGGATTGAGATGATTCTTAACCCAAATATTTTTACCTAATCTTGAACCGTTATCCCTTGAAGGAGAAGTAAGTAAGTCTGGTTGATATGGTTTGATAAAGTTCCAAAGCTGGTGTCCTTGTGGCATAAACTTCATACCTGCCCAAAATTTAATTCCTACTTTAACATCTATTAGTTCCCAAAAAGCCGGTGTACCGAATTTGTTTTCATATTCTTTTGGCTTCATACCAGAGAAGTGTTCAAACCTTTCTTCAAAGTCTGTTAATACTCCATCCATATCGCAGTATATTTTGTATGGCGGTACTTCTTTTTTTTCTTTGAGAGGAAACCCCTCTCCTAATAACTCATTTAATGAACTCATATAACCTATTTATTTTCTTTTTTTATTTTATCTTCCCAATTACGGAAAGTAATGTTCCCGTTAAGGTACGCTTCCTTTTCTAATTCAAGTAAATTCTCATCTGCGTTTGTATCTGATGTGTTTACCTCCGATAGTCTTCCTTCTAGATTCTGAATATGATGTATCATTTCGTGTGTAAACGATCTCATTACATCTTTAGGGTGTCTACCTTGAGTATATAAAACTACTTCTTTTTGGTTAGGGTCGTAGTAAGCCGTTCTACCGAAAAAGTCAGACGCTTCTACTAAGTCTTTTTTAATTTTGACTTCAGGTAGAGGTGTGATATTCATACCTTCATCTATCATATACTCTAAGATAGAAGCCATATAAGGTGTGTAGTCAAAATTATGTTTTTCGTATTCTCCTTTTAGAGAAACTCTCACGTGGTCGTTCTGAAATGAGATATGGTAGAATTCATCACCCAAAAGTTCTCTCAATCTTTCGTAGACTCTTATTAATTTAGCCCTATCATCTGATCTCATACCTGATTTAGGAGCGATTGCTGTACCGCTTGAACCTTCTTCTACCTCTTCGGTAATAAACATACCGTCTAAAAGATTATCTAAATCTCCTCCCATCATTTCGGCTATGATACTTTGTTTTAACATATTTACTATCTTTAAGATCTCTTCTCTTTTAAGTTCAGCAGGGAAGAAATCTATTATTTTATCTAAGTTACCAGAAAGTATAGCGTTTCTAAAATCAGTCGCTCTTACTTTATTATCAGCATCTGCTGCTATAACTAGACCTTGTACGTTAGGTGCGTTTTTAAATGTTGTAACTCTCTTCAAGTCGACGAAGTCTTCTTCTCCTCTTACTCCTGTAACTGCATAGAATTCCTGGTTAGGATTCTCTTTAGCGAAGTCTTTTGCTGCAAACATTGGATTTTTTTGTCCATCCATTAATTGAATACCAGGTAGGTATTTAGCGTACATTTTCCATACAGCAGTAGCTTCCTCTTTTGTAAGACCATTTCTCTCTCCTCCTCCAATAAAAACGTATACTTTGTCTATTGGTTCTGCTGTTGATTCTTTTCCACCAAGGGCATCTGTACCAGCATCATATGTAGTATCTACATTATATGGATGACCGCCA